AAGCTATAATTTCTTCTTCATGCTTACGAATAAAATCTACTCGGTCCTGTAAAGATATTTTATCTTCTCCAAATAAATTAGCTCCATGTATTGCAAGCCAACTTCCATTCTCTTCATTATCTATAGGTTTGCCATTTGCAAACACTAATAAACTTTTTGACATATCATTTGCTGAAGGATTTAAAAACATTGGCAAGTGATAAATCCTACCTCTAAAATCACAGTTCATTGGAAAATATATTTCTTCTTCCTTCTGGTATTCATCTGCAATCGTCATAACTTTTTTCATCTGCAATCGTTTAGATTTTAATGAAGCATTGTACTCATAGACTTTAGCACTCTTTCTTTTCCATGCGATAAACTTAGGGTCTTTAGTTCCTTCTGCTAGCTCTTCAAATACAAAATCTTTTGGTGGTAGAGGTATATCATCTTGAGGTGGTAACTTACCTATCGTTGTATTATTATTAATACAGTAATCTAACACTTGGTACGTTGGCTTATGAATTTTCCATGCTGTACTTTGTATGTGATTGACTGCATCGTATACAACTTGCATCTCATTTGTACGATTGCTTATCTCTTCAATGTAGCCATGATTACGAACTTTAATAAATGGAACTCTCATTGGTGATGATAACCTCCAGAAAAAGGATGCACCCAATCTCTCGGAGCGATGACTGTAGGTTTAAAAGCAGGTAATAAAACTTCGGCTCTTTCGTTCTTATCTTCAATCCATTTCATCGTTGTTTCAGTAGCTTCTATATACTTTGTTGTCTTACGTTTACCTTTAACTACTGTATGCTTGTCTACGACTTTAACTAAATTTGTTATACCCATAACAAGCTCAATCAATTTTACTCCTACATGCAGTTTATTTATCTTGCCCCAATGCTCATACTGAACTCCTGCTTTGTTTAGACTATGAGTTAGTACACGCTTTCGGTATCTATAATTAGTCTTCTTTTCTATGTCTCTAGCTATATACTTAAAAAGCTTTTTCTCCTGCTCTGCAAACGTACTAAATCTATACTCATCCTCCATAGCTGAACCTATCCGTATGGAAGCTTTATTTAATGTTTGACCCATAGTAATACTATCCATAATCGTCTTAAGAGCTATAAATGAGCCTACATCTGCATTAACTAGAGCTATGTACTTGGCGGAGATATGTCTACGCCCCTTTGACCCATCAAAGGCCATATCTACAAAATCTTTAATACCCTGTGCAACTGGTGTAATTGCAGAACCTATAATTTGTAACCCATACTGGGTATTACTTTCTTGATTTTTCTGAACAGAATTAATCGTTAAGTTTTTATGACGCTGAACACCATCGGTCTTCATTTTTGTTTCAAGCTCTTGGTTGCGTCTTAGTTTATCTAAGTTAAGCAGATTGACCTCCTATCTGTAAGCAACTTATAGTCCGATTTGTTGCTTTGACGTTAATTTAACTACGAGCTTTAAGCTGTATGTGATTTGCTGAAATGAGACAAGAACTAATTGAATTAATTATATTTTTATGACTACTACAAGCTTGTTAATGTAAGTCATTGGATTTTAAGTCTAATTTCTGGTGGCTCTACCGAGACTCGAACTCGGACTCCCTTACGAGAAACGGATTTTAAGTCCGTTGCGTATACCAATTTCGCCATAGAGCCACTCTAAGCAACTTCTAAGCAATCTTTATATAGGAATTACACCACTAGACAAATAATCTTTAGCAATATTTAATCACCCTTAAAAGGGGAACTTAAATGATTATTTCTCTAAAGCTTTAGCACAATCAATTAGGTTGCTCGTTCCTAAGTGAGCGTATCTCATAGTGGTTTGTATAGACTTATGGCCCATCCATAATTGCATCTTAAGTAGATTAACATTATCTTCTGCCATTCTAGTACAGCAAGTATGCCTAAAGGTATAAGGAACGAAAGTGTCATCCTTGCTTAGACCAATAGCTCGTTTAATTTTTTTAAAATAATGTATGTAGCTGTACTTAGTTAAATCATCAAACAGCTTATCTTTTTTAGACTTTAATAATTTAACTCTATTTTCTATTAAAGGTCGTAATCTTTCAGTCATAAAAATAGTTCTTGGTTTACTATTTTTACTATGAACTCCCCTAACTAAAATTGTATTTGTATGTAAATTAATATCAGTACCTAATAGATTTAAAGCCTCTTCGTATGGTCTCAATCCTCCGTCTATTAACAGTACAGAAAAATCATGTATTGTATTTAAGTTCCATTCACTAGCTTGCTTTAGAAACACCGCTTCTTCTTCTTTGCTTAACACACGCTCTCGGCTACCATCTTCTTTAAAGAAAGGTATGTATGGTTTTCTATCGAGCTTGTTTTTATTCTTAGCTTGTTTTAAAACTTTCGACAGGGATGCTAGTTTCCTATTGATTGTTGAGTTTGCTAATTGGTGTTCTATTTTACAATGCTCAATAAATTCATCTATAAGTTCTTCATCTAAATCTTTTAATAAAATATTTTTACCAAAAAAATCTTCACAAGTTTTATAATTAATTAATGAAGTTTTACTCGATTTGTCATATTGCCAATGTTCATCCCATACAGAATTAAAAGCGTCTACAAGTCTCCAGTCTTTTTTCTTTTCTTTAATTGGTAATCCTAAAATCATAGCACGCTTTAATTCTTGATATTTTAGTTCTGCATCTTCTCTACTGTAAGCTGTAGAAGTTATACGTTTACCTTCGTGTGTGACATCTACCTTCCAACTTACAATTTCTCCTTGCTCGTTCTTATTAGCTGATATTCCAGTTCCTCTTGCCATAATGATAGTACCTCCTATTTATCTAGTATTGTTTTTAATCGGTCTCTAAAGTTTTTACCTTTAATAGTAAGAGATATTATTTTCTCTCGCCTATCTTGAGGGTTCTCTTTAGTGGTTATTAACCCTAGACCTTTGCCAGTTCTTTTTGGTCTACTACTTAGCGTATTTATGTTGCGTGATAAAGTCGCTGAATTGTAGTTTAACATTTTGTTTGCATCGCTAGTCGATATATCAGTCTCGCCAATTTCACATATTGCTACAAGTAATCTAGCTACCTGCAAGGGCAAGCCTTGACTGTTTATTAAATCTTTTTCTAGTATTGCAAACTCCCTAAGAAGGGATGAGAGCTTATTTAATTCATTCATAATTAATTCATATTTACTTACTCGTATATACTACTATGATACAAACAAATTTTATACACAAAAATTAACAGCACTTATATAAAACTACCCAAAATGAGTTATGTTCTACTTATTACTAATCTGTAAATACCCAGAAAAATAAATAACGAGTTATCGTCTCCTTTTAATATTTCAAAAAATTTTCCTTCGTTGTTGTCTACCCAATAGAAGTTTACCTCCCAAAAAAGTATCTTTATAAATCGGTTATACATTTGGAGCGTTCTTTCTGTGAGCATCCCAATTACAACCGAAAATACTATAAGCGTTACCACTAAATAGTTGTCCTTCTGCATAATTGCTTCTAGCCATAACAATATCTCCTTTCTTTAGATTGATTATAATTATTATTAAGTAATCGTACTTCCTTGTAGTAATGAGTCAATAAGAGATTATTGTAAGCTCGGAGGATGAGCCTCAATAATCCCTTAAAGTGTTTGTTGAGGAAGGAATAACCCCAACAAATAGTGTTAAAAAAAATTAGCAAATTATTCTGTAAGCTTTTCAATTCTGCTAATCCCTTCGTATATGTTGTCTCTATATTGCTTACTACTGCACTTATAAGAGCAATACTTTTTGGTCCGTTGTGTGAAGTGGTGTATCTGAAACTCCTCTCCGCACTTTTGACATATAATAGTTTCATCAATCATAAAATTGAGTCCTCCAAAGCTTCCCCCTTGTCATCTTCAACATAATAAACAGGGATGTTTAAAGGTGTCTTAATGCTACAATGTAAATTCATATCTTTACATAGCCTCTCGATTGTAGCTTTATCACTATACTCAATGCCTAGATTGTTTCTATGCAAGTTGCTTTTGATTGCGTACCTTGTAGCCATAAAGTTCCTCCTCTAGTTTTAATAATTTTTCAGTTAAAAATAAATTTTCATTTTTTAATGAATCAATCTGGTTTTGCCTTACCATTTCTTTACGTTCATCTGATATGTCTGGTATTGCGTTTATATGGTCGTAGATTTTTCTTGGAAAGTTTCCTCTACCCATTTCACAACTACCGCAAACGTATCGTCTGTTATCCGAGTAGCTTGCAAGTGCTATTCCACAATGTTTACAGCTACCTTGAGCTTTTAAATTACTGGGATGTTTATTCATGTGTCCTCCTTGTGTTTAGAATCAAACTAACTTACAAATAGCACGCCCTTGTAGATATTGCAAGGATGTATACAAGATTGTTGGAAAATAAAGGTATGGCGAGGATGTGATAGTATGATAGTTTTTTGCTAAAAAACCCCCAAATATAAATTTGAGGGCTTTCTAGTTTAGAATTATTCTAAAGTTTAGAACGTATAGATTTTACAATTTCTATATTTTTTGCTTGCTTAATTTCAATAGCAATTTGATATTCTGAAGGTTTATATTCTGGACAACTTCTCCTGTGTTCCTCTCGATTTTTCATAAGCTCCTTATATATATTTAATTTACTGTTAAGGCTTTCAATTAAATAAATACGCTCATTATCATTAAATTGTATTTTCATTCTTCTACCTCCTCAAGATTATACAAAATATCATGCCAAACATGTATATTCTCTATTCCCCATTTTTTTATAAAATCTTCTTTGCTTAATACATTGTTAATTACATCTTGTTCCATTATTTATTCCTCCAAATACCATAAACAAAAAAGTATTTTCCATTTCTCTCAATACCCTTTGCTACAGCATATTTTTTCTTTTGCTCATCAGTTAAGCCTATCCAACAAGTTGATAATTTGTATAACTGGTTTAACGGACTCTCAATTTGAGTAAGTATAAAAGTAATTAAAGATGCTTCTGTTTCTAATGCTAGTATTGGTACATTAATTTGAAACATTTCTTGCTTGCTACGGTCAAAACTAGCAAAAACTTCTAATTTATATTTCATTTTTATTCCTCCTATTAAAAATTAGAATTAAAAATAATTACTTGACCATCATCACAATCAGATTCATCATAATCGTATTTCATATCTCTTTCGAATTGGTCATAATCAAAGTAATGTTTTATATGTTCGGGACATTCTATTAGCATAGTTTCGTCTGCTAATTGCTCTGCAAATTCTCCAAATGAATCATATTTACCATAATAAGCGTCTGAAATTCTATCCAATAAATCTATTTCAAAATGCTCAAGAAAAGCTTTTACAATTTCTTTTCCATGTTCGGTTATGGCTTCCTGCACTTCTATTATTTTTTCGATGTTTGGATATTCGCCTAAGTTTGGGAAATCTTCGTAATCATGCACCGCCCATTCCATATCATCACTTCCATCATACATAGGAGAATTTTTTAAGATGTCTTGAATTTGTTTTATTAAATCCTCCTCGTCAGTTGATGGTGTAATCCACTTACCATATAAAATACCGCCATTATATGAACTTAAACAAGCTATATAAATTTGAGCCTCTCTTTCTGGTAATGGCGAGGATGTGATAGTATTAGTGTTTTTTTCTATATTATTATTAGTCATTTTTGGTTTTTTCCTTTTTGTTAGTTGTTTGTTTGTTTCCTAGTTTTTACGCTAGCCCCTACGCTCTAATAGATACCACCAGAGCGTAGTAGTTAGCATAAAGCTATTTAAATAAATAACCAATTACACCTATTGATACACTCAAAAGCGTTATCAATATTATAAAATCTATAAACATAGTTTTTATTCCTCCAGTTGTTATTGATTCGTGAAAAGCTTTAATAAAAGAAAATGCAACTATCATTATTATTAAAGCACCTAGTATATAATGTGCAGGTCCAAACACTAAGCGACCTTCTCAAGTTCTACAGTCTTAGGCTGTAAATCATATATATAGTTAACAGCTTGTTGACTTAATGAACTTGCCTTCATTAAAGATTCTGGATGATCCTTCAATTCCTTCATCCATGACTTTAAATATTGAGCGTGGTTCTCCATTGGAACTTTAGTAAGTCCTAATGTACTTGATAACATGGCACTACCTAATTCGGCACATAGTTCCTCAAAAGCATAACTCTTATCATAGTCTTTATTTTTATAAGGATTCTTAGAGTCTCGATTTGCTCTGTGCTCGCCTTTGGTCCAATGTGTTAGTTCATGGAATAAAGTTGAATAATAGTAATCTTGTTTACTACCATACTTATCACTTTTCCATGTATCAAGTGGACTCATGTTTATATAGTCTAGTGATGGACTATAAAAACAAGTTCCTGCCTCTCTATGCTCAATCTTAGCTTTAGTGTTTTTTATAAATACCTCTATATCGTCTATAGTAGGTATTTTTTTCAATGAGAACTTTTTAGCATTTAAAATGTCTTGTTTATTCTGTTTAGATAGGGCCTCCTCCTCTATTTCTTTTGGGTCAAGGTTAGTTTGCTCCAGATTAAAAACAGAATAGAACTTCAAAAATCTATAACTAGATTTGTTGTTGTCCTCATCTTTTTTTTCTGCTTGTCCGTAATAACAAACATGAGTACCAGTCTCACCCTTCTTTACGCTACCACCCATCGCATTGATTTGTTTAAAAGTGGCATAAGCACTAGACTTATATATCAGATGGTTAAGCCCTAGGCTCAATGTATTCCATCCGCTATAGTTATTCATTGAAGTTATGTTATAGGCGAGGTTAGTCGTGAAGTAGTCCGTAAGTTTAGGACTTACTGTATAACTTGAAAATGGTTTGAACCAGTTTCCGCCTTGTGTTTCCATAAGCTCAATGACCTTATCCGCCACCGCCTTCATTTTTTCTTGATTGTGTTTATTCATTATTAATCCTCCTAGTAATGAATTGTTATTAATTCCTAGATTGTAGTAGATTCAAGATTAATGACAACAAAAAAAATAGATACACTAGATGCAAGACGTAAGCACAAATAAATAAATTTAGTCTTATATATTGGAACCCAATGGATATTACATCTAGTGGCCCCAATATACTCAATGACTTAGATAATAAATAATTACAGAATTACAGGACCAAAAAACTATCATAATTTAGAGCCAAAAATTAGCCAGTCTGGTACTATACTACCTCCACCCATAATGAGTTTTTGGCTGTATGCCTCAAAAAAAGGGGGGAATTTTCCAGAAGCCTTTAGCGTATACCTATTCAGATTTTTTTACCAAATTATTTGGCTAGGTAACAGTTATAACCTCGCAGACATAACCAATCATTATTGCTCCTTTGAATAGGGTATAAGGTAATTCATAAATAATGATACCTTCAGTTGTCATATAATCTATAAGACCCTTACAAGTTCCCTTGCTTGCATCTATTGTAAACTTGTAGCTACCCAAAGTAGTATAGATAGTTAGCAAGAAGTTCATATATGCTCTATTCCGCTATACTCTAGTACATGACCCATGAAAGACCTAAAGTTGCTCTGTATGAAGACCTTAGAGCTAATAACAGGTATTCTATTCTTAACGTATAAAGGCTTCCTTCTAGTAATCCTTACTTTAGGCTTCTTATACTTAGATAAGTAAATGTTATTATCATCTTTAGACATCTATTAGTCTCCTATAGTTACTCTTAAATATTTAACTTAATTATATACCCACCCCTAATAGTGGAACTTAAATCAAAATGGCTTAATCCAAGTGTTCGGCAGAGGCTTAGAGCCGATAGCGTGTTCCATAAATCTCTCTAGCTCGACCTTCATTAAATGCTCTTTTCTATCCTTCATAGCTTTGTCTACATCTCTAGCCATTTGCTCGACCCAGTAGGCTACAGCCATTGACAAGACATCCAATCTATCGTCTTGAGCTAAAGCTCCTCTGTCGGTTGTTATTCGGCTCATCTGGTAGAATAATTGATACTTGAGGGCGGTCTCTGGTGTATGGTCTTGCGTACTGTTATAATCTTTATGGATAACCTTTTGGTCTACTATAAGCCTATGTTGGTTCATTACAGGCTCTAATGTATCTATAATACGTCTTTCCTTTTGTGTAGAGTGTCTTACTTCCTCTATAGTTACTCTATGAGTTTTGATAAAGAAGGGAGTAATCATCTTAGTAAACATTCCGTCTCCGAAGTTACTCTCAATTAAGACTAAGTTTACTTTTTCAGCTTTGCCTATGTCTGCTAGCTTCTGTAAGGTTTTATCATCATAGCCACCTTTAAGTCCGCCTGCGTCTGTAACGAATAGCTGTCCGTTTAGCATCTTTACAATACAATAAGCAGTCTCATCTTTACCTCGACCAGAAGGGTCAATCGCCATGACACTACCAGTATAATTAACCCAGTCTCCTTGTAGTTGCATGGGTCTATAATAAGCATCGCCATTTAGACCTACGCAGGGTACGTCTTCAATCTTTAAGTCTGGTGAAGAGGCCCAGATAACTTTCTCTGGAGCTTTCTCTGGGTTTAAGCTCATAATAACTAGGTCTGAAAGTTTTAATGGGTATTTATCCATGTCAGACAATCGAGTATCTAACATAAACTGCATAGCAAAACCAGAACGACCATAAGAAGCTTCTCGCTCTGCTAGGTCTTCATCAGTAAATCTTTCTGGGTCTGTAGATTTACCTTCTAGGGTTTTGTCTTCTATTATTTGGTCTTTAATGTCTTCAGCTAAGTTATTAGACAAAGACTTTAGTTGTTTCTCATTAGGGTATCGAGCAGTCCAAATCTTGAGCTTGTAGCCTCGTTCCGTTAAAGCATTATACAAGCTCTGTTCTGTTTGAGGTGTCCCCAGAAACAGAATACGACCTTTAGGCTTAATTATCGCTTCAAACTCTTTGACACTTTCAGATAACTTATCTCTCATTCCTTGGGTCATAGAGTTATTCGGAACCTCGACATCATCGGCTACTATTAGGTCGGCTCGACTACCTGCAAGCTGTCCTGTAATACCTAAAGATTTAACTGAAGGTTGATGACTGGCTCTGGCAGGTTTTACGTCAAAACTTATCTTAGATTGCCTCTGCGACTCACTAGGGGCGAGATG